TACTTGTTACAGAGGGTGATGCAGTTAATCCTGTAAGATTTCAATCTATACCATTACCTCATGTTGTTTTAGATACTGGCCCTGATGGTAGAGTAGATCATGTATTTAGAGAACGTATGATTAAGAACGCAGACATTATGGTTGCGTATCCTAAAGCTATGTTATCACCTAATATTGTACAAAGAGTTAGTAATTATCCTGAGTCTAAATGTAAGATACTAGAGGTTTCTTGTAGATTATATGATGATATAAATGAAGAGAAATATTCTTACATGGTCATTGACATGGCTAATAAAGAATTAATTATGCAGGAAATATACAAAGGTGTTGGGTCTAATCCATTTATAGCTTTTAGATGGAGTAAAGCTAGTGGTGAGATATATGGTAGAGGCCCTGCAGTAAATGCATTAAGTGCAATTAAAACCTGTAACTTAACTATAGAAATGATTCTTGAAAATGCACAGATGGCTATATCAGGCATCTATCAGATAGATGATGATGGTGTAATCAATGTGGATACTATTAACTTAGTCCCTGGAACTGTCATTCCTAAAGCACCAAATACTCAAGGACTACAACCAATTAGATCGGCAGGATCTTTTGATGTAGCCAATCTTATTTTAAATGATATGAGAAACAATATTAAGAGGGCATTGTATAATGATATGCTAGGTGATCCTAATAAGACACCTGCATCTGCTACAGAAGTTGCTGAACGTATGGCTGATCTATCAAGAAAAATAGGTTCTGCTTTTGGTAGATTGCAAGCTGAAATGGTTCAGCCATTATTGCAGAGAGTGATTTACATTCTCAGGCAACAGGGCCGAATAGAAATGCCTACAGTGAATGGAAGAGAAGTAAAGATTAGAAGTGTTTCTCCCCTAGCACAAGCTCAATCTAATCAAGATATAGTTTCTCTAAATAGATTTTTACAGACAGTAGCAGGTTCATTTGGCCCTGAGATATTAAACATACTTATATCTTCAGAAGAAACTGCACTGTATTTAGCAAAGAAATTTGGTGTGCCTGATAACTTAATTAGAGATGCTGATGAGAGACAGCAGTTAGTTCAGATGGCACAACAAATGCAACAAGCCTCACAGCAAGGAGAGATGCCAAGTGGCCCAGCCGAAATACTTGGGGGTTGATGGATACCAACGACCTCGTGAACAAGATGAAAAATTATCACAAGATACATTAGCATTATTCAATACACCTGTAGGTCAGAGTGTGTTGCAATACTTAAAGTCCATTACTGTTGATGCAGTAGCAGGGCCTAATATAAGTGATGCCGAACTTAGGCATTTGGAAGGGCAACGATACCTTGTTGCTCTTATTGTTAAAAGAATCAATCACGGACAAAGGATAAAGAAATGAATGAAGTTGCACAAGATTCTGCTACAGAAACTCCTGTAGACAATACCTCTGCCTCCACAGCCTCGCCTACGGAGACTGTAGCAGAAACCAATACAAGACCTGAATGGTTACCTGAAAAGTTTCAGACACCTGAAGATCTAGCTAAATCTTATTCTGAGTTATCATCAAAGATAGGGCAGAAAGAAGAGGAGATAGAAAAAAGATTGCAGGAAAAGTTAGAAGAAGAAGCCTTCTCACAAAGACCTGCTAGTGCAGGTGACTATCAAATACCAGAGGTATTAAGCGAAGAAGAGGCTGCAACCAATCCATTATTAAAAGAATGGGCTGAGTATGCATGGGAAAACGGATACTCACAAGAAGAGTTTTCTCATTGGGTTAATAAGTTTGCTGAGTATCAAGAAGCACAGCAACCTAACTTAGAAGAAGTAAAACGAGAACTTGGTGATAATGCTAATCAAAGAGTAGAGTCTGCTCAACTCTTTATGCAAAAGTTTTTCCCAACAGAAATGCAAGATGCAATAGCACAACTAGGTACATCTGCAGAAGGCATCAAGGCTGTAGAATATATACAGAAACAAATGCAGAGTACTACAATTTCAAATCAAGCTACTGTTCCTGCAGGTCTGACTCAAGAAGATGTTGAGGCTAGAATGAGAGATCCACGTTATTATGATCCTGCTAGAAGAGATAGAGGCTTTGTAGATCAGGTGAATAATGACTTTAAAAAACTTTACGGGTAGTGGCATCTACAGTGGGCAATCCATTGTAGAAGCACATATATCTCATATAAATTATTTACAGGATAATTTAAGAGATACAGATGTAAGGGAGTGCATGATACATGGTGCTACTCCCTTTCGTGCATTAATGGCAGGTTTTAGGGAACATAAAGCTGAAACTTATACAGTAATACTTGATGGTAAACCTGCTATGATGTTTGGTGTAACACCAGTTTATGAACATATGATTGGAAAGATATGGGCATTAGGAACATATTCTATTGAAGATCATTCAAGAAAATTTCTTTTTTGGAGTAAAAAAGTCGTAGATTACTTTCAAAAACAATACTATCAGCTAGAAAATGTAGTACCTGCAGACCATACAAGGACTATAGATTGGTTGGATTTTTTAGGTTTTACTATCCTACAAGAGCCAGTAATGATTAATGGTTATCAGGTTTTAAGATTTATACGTTGCAAAGACGATAAATTTTTGATAAAGGATAAAGAACAGCCTGTTAAAAGCTGATGGCCCAAACGGACAACCAGACGAAGCTGAAGACGGATAACTGGAAAAGAGTAATTTTAATTTTAAACAGGAGATCTAATTATGGCTAATACAATCGATACAGCCTTTATTAGGCAGTTTGAAACTGAAGTTCATCTAGCTTATCAAAGAATGGGTAGTAAATTAAGAAATACTGTCCGTACTGTAAGCAATGTGAATGGAAGCACAGTACGTTTTCAGAAGATTGGTACTGGTTCTGCCTCAACTAAATCAAGAAATGGTATGATTACACCAATGGAACTAGCTCACACCACAGTTGATGTAACACTCTCAGACTATTATGCTGCAGAATACATTGACAAATTGGATGAGTTAAAGACCAACATAGACGAAAGACAAGCTGTAGCACAATCTGCTGCTGCTGCTCTAGGTCGTAAGACTGACGAGTTACTTATCACTGCAATGGATGCAGGTGCAAATGCAACACAAATACATGACACAGGTTCAGCTTTAGCAAAAGAAGACTTGTTATCATTATTTGAGACAATGGGTGCTGCAGATGTTCCTGAAGATGGTGGAAGATATTTAGCTATGAATCCTAAAGGATATGCTGACTTATTCCTCATCACAGAGTTTGCTTCATCCGACTTTGTTGGAGAGCAAAATCTACCTTATGCAGGTGGAATGTCTATGAAAGAGTTCTTGGGATTTAAAGTATTCTCAACTAGTGCAGTTACTGCAGGTAAGAACATAGGTTACCACACTTCTTCAGTGGGTCTAGGTATCGGTGCAGATGTAACTACTGAGTTAAATTATGTGCCTGAGAAAGTTTCTCACTTAGCAACCTCAATGATGTCAATGGGTGCTGTTGTTATAGATGACAATGGTATCTATGAAGTCCTTGACAACAACTCATAAGGAGATAGATCATGGCATTTGAAGCAGCTAATTTAATACGTATCGGTGGTGGCTCAGGTCAAAACCTTTGGTATTATTCAACTACAGAAGCTCAAGGTACTATTGACGGAGCAGGTTATTTCAATAACGCAGCTAATATGTTGAATGTAAATGATGTAATACTTTGTATTACAGCAACTGGTGGAACACCTGTTGTATCACATTCATATGTTAATGCGAATGATGGTAGCACAGTTGACATAGTCAATGGTGTTGCAATAACTGCTACTGATAGTGACTAAATCTAAATAAAGGGAGGGGGAGAAATCCCCCTTATCTTATATGACAAGTACTGCAGCAAATTCATCAATAGATATAGCATCAAGAGCATTGGTTCTTATAGGTTCAGAGCCTATTACATCTTTTGATACTGCAAGTACTGAAGCCTTAGTTGCAGCTAATATGTATGAAGACACAGTGAGAGCAACCTTATCATCAGCAAGATGGCGATTTGCAACAGAGCAAGCAGTATTAAATCAATTAACAGACATACCTACAGGCAGGTATGATATTGCACATCAGTTACCAAGTAATCTTTTAATACTTCATGGTATAACTACTAATGATAGATTGATAGAATATACAGTTTATGGCGATAAAGTATTCTCAGATTCTACTACACAAGACGTATTAATTGCTGACTATACTTACAGAGCTACAGAAGACACATGGCCAAGCTACTTTTCGTTAGCAGTGGAATATGCATTAGCTTCTATATTTGCTACATCAATAGCAAGAGATGATGGATTAATGCAAGTTATGGAAGCCAAAGGTCAATTACTTATGGCTAAAGCAAGAAATCTTGATTCACAACAACAAACAACAAGAAAATTATCTACATCAAGGTTTATAACCAATAGGAGAAGTTAAATGGCTAGAATAAGAGTGCCATTAAATAACTTTCAGTTTGGAGAGGTAAGCCCATCATTGACATCAAGAACTGATACACAGGTCTATACTAATGCTGCAGAGCAAGTAAGAAACTTTTTTATTAGGTCTGAGGGTGGATTAAAGAAAAGAACTGGCACAAAAAGATGGGCAAACTTTGGAAGTAACCCTGCACACTCTTCGTCTTTAAGACAGTCAGTAAGAATAGAACCTTTTATATTTTCGGATGATGAAAAATATATAATAGCATTTAGTAATGAAAGAATAGAGATATTTCAGATTAGTCCTACTACTGGAAATATATCATCTATACAAACTATTACTGGTCAAACATGGTTAGTAAATACAACAGCAGCACCTTATCTTGAAGAGATTACCTTTGCACAGCAAGGTGATGTAATGTTTATTGCTCATCAAACATTTATGATTAGATTACTTACAAGAACATCTCTTACTACATTTGCAGTAGATACATTTAACTTTGATGAATCAAGGGATGGTGATAAAATATATCAACCATACTTTCCTTTCCAACCATTAGGCACAACTATATCAGCAAGTGCTACAACAGGAAGTGGTGTT